GTCAGTGGCCACATGCGCATATGTCAGCGCGGCGAAGCCATAGGTTGTACCACTAATAGACTTTATCAGCCGGCACTCGCACTCCACCGTGAACGGGTCGACGATGATATACGTTTGGTACGCCAGGGCAGATGGATAGACAATATTCAGATTGGCCGAAGTCGCCCCGACAATGGTCGGCTCGGCCAGCTTGTAGCGGAATTCAATGCTCCCACCTATCATCCCCGACATGATGTACGGGCGCATGCGGGCGATATCTGCCAGCATCGACTTTCCACCCAGGCGATAGCGCGGCATTACTTCCCCTCCCGCTCTTTTTGCTTCTGCCGCCGGTCGAGCATATTCTCATAAATCTCCTGCGCCGCCATGATCTCTGACTCTTCGAACAGGTTGGTCTTCAGTGTCAGGCCAGTATCGCCGGCCTCGACCTCGTCAACATAGAAATCGCGCAGATCGGCCAGCCAGGCCCCCGATTCGGTCGTCCTGATCGGATAAGTCATATCGCGCACGATCCCTGGCTTGATCATAAATGGATTTGCCTCTGCGATTCCACCTGCTCCCAGGTAAAGCGTCCCCCCAAGCAAGTTATAATCGACTGCCGTGCTGATCTTCTCATAGTTAACAATCCGGTCGTTATCGCAGTAAATCCGGTATGGGTCACCGCTGGCGTCGCCCAGCTCGACCAGATCCATCAACACATCCCAACAGCGTTGCGGCTGGTTGGTATCCTTCACTACCTGCAATGTATTGGCCGTGATGCTGCCTGGCTCCAAGAATTCACAGTCCGTGGTCAGGATCTCGCCGAGCCAATCGTCCAGGTCGTCCGTTGTGCCATCCCCCACGTCTTCGAACTGCCAGCTGGCAGTGAAGATATATCCAGCGACGGTTATTTCCAGCTTCGTTTCATCAATCCCCAGCCCCGCCCCCACCGTGCGTGGCCATGGCCAGGCGTTCTCCTTTAGGAATGTATCCCGGTAAGCGTTGGCCGAGGCAGTGTAATAACCATCTAAAGATAAAAATTCATCCCGCCGTCCATATTGTCCCTGGCTCAGTAAATTCTCTGCCACAGTCAAATCGTTGGTATTGCCATCATCATCGATATAAACCCCGCCGACCCGGTTATACATCAAATCCAGGCTGCGCTTTCTTGTGATCTTGCCCACAGTGAAGTCCATTTCATAGATCAGTCCCTCCCAAGTTTTATAGCCCCCCACCCGCTCTTGAAAATGGCAGCCCAGCCACTCATAGAACATGGCCGCCAGGTCTCCTGGTTTCCCAAACAGCGCAAATGACCCATCCCAATACCCGCCGTTGCGCCGGATGGTGCGCCGCCATCCCTGCGCCTCCCGGCTGACATCAGCTATGAAAACTGGCGGAGTGGCATCTTTCAAGCGCGAAAAAACCTCTAGGGTGCGCTCAACTGCCACCATCTCAGGCATAATATCCTCGCCAGCGGGCGTAAACATCCAACGTCACATAGAGCGTAGGAGTCAATAAGTGTGAGGTGGCAGTTTGAGCAGCCGCTACCAAAATTCCGCCCGCTGGGGAAACATTCCAATTCTCAAAACCAAATTCGATATTCCCCCAAACAGTGGCCCCATTCTCGCAAATCGCATATTGACTCTCATCTTCATAAATATAAGCTGTGAGATCTGAAGATGAGGAGGCCGACGCACCATCGCAGTAAAATAAATGATCGGTTGGGATCAAAATGAAGCAGTCCACATCCAGGCTGCCTGCTACGCTGTCCCTCTGAGCGAAGAAAACAAATTGGAAATCGCCCAGATCACTGGTCGTCCCATACCACCCCCCGCGGCCGCCGGTAGTCGGGAAACTGATCCGACCCATCTCAAACAGCTTCCAGTTGGTTTCGCCGCTGATATATACTGTGCCAAAAACAGACTCCTTGCCCAAAAACCCTGCCCAGCCGCCCCGCAGCTGTGCCCGCACCTTCGTCCCCGCCGCATTCACCTTCATCCGCGCCAGCACCAGGTAATTCCCCATCATGTCAGAATAATCACCTGAACTTATTCCATTTGCCGTGGCCACATTATCCCAGGTGATCGTGAACCGGTTTAACATCTCCGGGTGAGTGGCAAAGGAAATCGTATCCTTATTCCCTCCACTGGCAGTTGCATCCGCCCCCTCTGTGGTGTCGGTCGAGCCAATCGGCACACCATGCTCCGCTTCCCATAAAGGTACAAATCCAGTAGTGCCAAAATTATGCTCACGGATGCCGATCCAGATACGGCTCATCGGCGATGCTCCATCAGTTTGGACCGTCAGTTTTTCGATCCGGTTCTGCGCGCTGGAATCGTTGGAAATAGCGATCGACCATTTACCTCCCACCACCCCAATCCCGCTTTGGGTGTGCTGCGCAGACGCCGCTGGCTCGTAATATTGGTGCCTGAGCACGGTGACCGTGACGAAGGTCGCATTCCCCGTTGCGCGTAGCAACGGAGTCCGGTCGTACTGGCCAATGATCTCATACTGGATATCATAGACCAGCGCCCGCCGCACGCCGCTGTCTCCCTCCGAGCGAACGATTAGCCAGATCGGGTTAGAGTTGGTCGAATCAGCCTTGTAAATCCGCACCCGCTCGCGCAGCTTATCCAGGTCGTTGAGCACTCCAGCCAGGGTCGCCGCATCAGCTATTGAGACGCAATTGAACGTCTCCCAGACTTGCTCCTCGCTGGTAAGCGTGCTCCAACCGTCAGTAGTCAATTTGAGTGCGCCGGTCAACAGATTGACCGTCAATGCGGATGCGGCAGTCTCCTGGATGTATAGGGATTGTGTCATTGCCTATCCCCCCATGCTGGCGTTGATCCGCTGTCGCTTCAATTTATGCACCATCGCCATGCCCAATGCTACACTGGCCGCGCTATAGAAATTCTGCGTGATCCAGGTCCCTCCCCCCGCTTGATAATTCACATTACCGGTTCTGCCCATCGCCTGCCCGTGCGGAATGATCCGGCCCGCAACCGGTGACACGAATAGCTCCGGCCCGGCTTCTCCAACGATATAAGGTACCCCTGCTTCAACCGGCCCGCCATGTTGTTGGCCTGTAGGCGGGGTCCCCGAAACGTGAACCTCATAATAAATATCGATATGCTTTTCCGAAGGCAGGTTATTAATCGCCGTCGCCAGGTCATCCACCAAACCTTTTGTCGTCGTGGCCTGCCCGCCCAACGTATCCACCGACCCCGCCAGGCTGTCCACCGGCGCCTTGGCATTCCCAGCCGCCGAGTCGACATTCGCCACCCCGGTCTCGAAGTTCTCGATCGGGACTCTCGATCCTTCCGCCTTCTCGCCTACCAACGCCAGCCCACTGGCTGCCGTGTCCAGCGGTTGCGCCGCCTGCTCCGCCGCCAGCTTCGCCGCGTCCATATCCGCTGCCGTCTGCTGCAGGTCGATCTTCTCCAGCTCTGCCTGGATGCTCTCGAACGTGATCGGCACGTCCTGCGCCTGCAAATTGCTGACTGCCTCGTAGATCGCCGCCACCTGGCCCGCAAATTCCCGCGCCCCCTCGCTGGCGATGATCATCCCGTCCGCGTTCTCGTCGAAACTCATCCGCAAATCTTGCAGCGTCTTAGACACCGCGTAGTCCTGCTCCGAGAGTATCCCCATCGCCCTGGCCAGCTCCAGCGACGCGCCCGCGTCCAGCCCGGCCGCCGCCTGCTGGTAGATCATCTGCGCCGTGGCTTCTGCCAGCGCCGCGGCCGCTTCCTCCTCCTTGGTTTTCAGCTCATCGAGCCGCCCCTGCAGCTCCAGCACCTTCTCCGAGGTCGGGCTCCAGCCTCGATTGAGCAAGTCGTCCAGCTGCTCTTGCAGCTCGCCGTGCTCCTGGTTGATGTCCTCGGTCGTCGAGAGATAGCCCTCCATCGCCTGCTGCAGGTCGCCGCTGATCCCCGCCGCCACCGCCTCCGCCAGCGTCTCCATCCGGTAAGCCAGGGGAATATAATCCCTGGCCTTCTCGTTCATCTTCCCCCACGCCTCCGTCGCGTCGTTCACGGTGATCACCTGCTTGTCGAGCGCGCCGTCCAGGCCCTCCACCGATTTTGTCCCCTCCCGGGTCAGGTTGTTGTAGCGGCTCGATGTCCAGCCCGCCCGCGCCATCTCCGCATCCTGTTCCGCGAAGCGCTTGGTCAGGTCGGCGATCACGTCTTCGGCGTCCCTGCCGGTCAATATCATTTCCCACTGCATGGCCGCCGCTTTCCCAAATGAGATTATTCCCCTATCCATCGCCATCTGTAATAAAGCCCAGGCGTTGGCCGGTTCGATCAGGCTCTGCGCGAACTCCATGCCGGCCTGCTTTGCGTCTTTCATCGCCGGCACCAGCCCATCCCCGATCGCCACCTTCAGGTCGAGCATCGCTGCTTCTAAACCTCGGCTCACGTTGGCATAACTATCGGCCGTCCGGGCCGCGTCGCCCTGCGCGTCCGAGGTGCCAGCCAGGATCAGGTTCAAGCGCGCCTGCACCTTGGCCTGCTCCAGCGCCGCCCCGGTCAGGCCTTCCGCCCCCATCTTCGCCAACTCCTGCTTGATCGTTGCCTCGCTGATCACGATCCCATATTTTCTGACCGTCTCGTGATTTCCGACAATCGCCGATTGGAAGTCGCGCATCACATCGACATCAAGCGAATTATTAAAACTTGCCACATCGGTCGCTAATTTAGTTAGGGTCACCGACATATCGGCAGCCACGTCTCGCGAAAATCCCAACGGCACGAACGTATCCTGAACCGTCGCTGACATTTCCTGCAGGTCGTATCTGCTTCTGTTGACCGCTGCCCCGAACTCCTCCAGCGCCTTGCTGGCCTGCGGCGCCGCCTCGCCGAAAACGACGGAAAATTTCGAGCTCATCTCCTCGACTCTCGACGATGCCGCAATCGCTGCCGCCCCGAATTGAACGACCTGCCGGCCCGCCGCCAGCAAGATTCCCCCCGCTACCAGACCTCCAAAGCTGCTGAGCAGGCCGCCGGCGGCTTTCGACATTTTGCCGACTCCCTGCGCTGCCTGGCCGCCGGTCGCCCCCAAATTTTTCATGTCGCGCGCGGCCTGGTCAGTGCCCCGTGCATCATATTTGCTTTCGATGAGTGCTCTAAGTCGTCGCTCAGCCACTTACGTCTCCTGATCGACAGAATAAATCAGCGGCATCAGCGTTTTCAGCGTCACATTGAATGTCATTCACTCTGCTCCAGACTCTTCTTCAAATCCTTTACTGCCTCACTGTCATATCGCACCGCGCTCACCGGCTTATAATCCTCCGGTAGGAACCATTCCGTGAATTCGAAATCGGCTCCATCATATGGAATGCGGTTGGCCGGCTTGTAGGCGTGCACCACCCAGCACCTGCGCGCTATCATCATCGCCCGCATGATGAAATCCGGCTGCTCCATCACCGGCCCCTCGAACGGCATGTTCAGCATCGTGCCCGCCGCCATGTCCATACATTGTTCTGCCAGCTCCAGCGACCAGGGTTTGCCGCCTACCTCGCCAGTTAGGAAACGGTAGACAGCAAACGCGCTTTTTTTTCCGACAGCTGCGGCCCGATATAATCATCGGCGCAATCCACCACCCAGCTCATCACCTCCAGCGGCACCCGGTCCGCCTTGGCCTCCCCAACCGGCACTCCCTCCACCGCCCACTCGCCGAACTCCGTCAGCAGCACCTTCGCTCCCTGCCATTCCGCGTCGAAATGCTCGTAATCTAGCTTCGACAGCGTCTTGAGCGGCTCGATCGCCATCTTCCACCACGATTTGAACTGGGGCAGGATCAGCGGATAGGGAAACTGGATGTGCCCAGGGTAACCTTCGACGTCCGACTCGTAATATCCTGGCCGTTTATCCTCAGACTTCTCAGTCTGCGACTGCGTAGTCTGCGCCTTAGCCTTCGCCATCTTTCCTCCCATCGTCGGGGCACGGGGCGAACTACGTTCAACCCGTGCCCATTCCTGTTACGAAAACCCGGTAATCGTCAGATTGCCGTCGCCTTCGAAGGTCGCGTTCCGGCTGACTCCCGAAGTGGCGCCACCGCCCAGGCTGGCGGAAAAAATAGCGTTGCCGCTGAAATAGTCGGTCAGGTCGAGCCTGGTCGGGTAGATCAGCAGTGCCACCGATACGCCAGCCAATGCCGCGTTCGTGATCACTTTGCTGTCCTGGTGCAGCCAGGCATTTACTGACCCGCTCCAGTCTGACAGCAGCGTCACTTTTCGCCTGGAGGTATCGCCGAACTGCGGCGTTTCAAAAGTTGGCTGGCTGATCTCCAACGACCATTCGTTGGCACCCGTGATTTCGGTGCCGCTGATATAGATCAGCCCGTTTTGGCCTGTGATTGGTACTCCCATCTCAATCTCCTCTCGTTAGAATTTCCTCTATGAACGGGACTAAAACTGTCTCCGCTCGCTTCTCGAAGCTACAAGCCTGAACCTTGTGAAGGCTTGCAACCGCCATCGCTTTGCGCTCGTCTTCATGGCGCAGGTAATATTCCACCTTGGCCAGAAGCTCCTGGCCGTCTTTATAAGTCGCCACGCTGTCCCCGAACGTTTCCTGCAGTTCGGGCCGCGTGTCGTCGCACAGTTGGAACGCGCCGCAGGCTGCGATCTCGTAAGCCCGCGGCCCCAGGCTGTGAGCCTCATCGATGTGCAGCTCCTCGCCCGCGCTGTCCTTACCGACAATCGTCCGGTGGTGGTTCAGGGCGATCTTCGTCCCGCAGTAATTCCTCACCAGCTCCGCATTGTCCAACAGGCGTGGAGTCATTACTTCTTCGACTCCAACAATATCCCTCCCTGCCACTCTTGGCACTGGCCCGCTGATCTTGAATTGATAACCGTTATTATGTGTTCTGAGCGACTCCATCAACTTCCCTCGCTCCGGCCACCACGTCCCATAGAAATACACGTCGCTCTGGTACTCCGCTCCTACTTCCACCGGGAAATGCCTGGTCGAGTCGTAGGAATGCGGCAGGTATTCAATCGGTAAATCGGTCGCTTCCCGCAGATAATCCACGCTGATCTTGTCGTTGGTCAGCACGCCCGCATAAGGGCCTTTCTTAGCCATGATGCCTTGCTCGTAATCCCGGTACGGCGACTCGGTCAGCAGCAGCACCGCCGGGATCAACATGCTTTTCAGCAGGATCAGCGCCCGCCGGTGCAGCGCCAGCCCGCAGATCACCAGTACCACGTCCGGCACGAAATCGATCGCCTCGATCGCCAGCGCCTCCGAAGCCAGTAAGAATTTCTCCGCCGGCCCGGCTTTGAAGTTCTCGTTGCGCTTCAGCCAGGCCTCGATCGCCACATCATAGAACGCCAGGCGCAAGTGATAGTCGAACCCGCTCACCTCATGCCCCATGGCTTTCAGCGCGTTCATATAGCCTGTGTAAACATCCACCGTTGACACGCTATGCCCTGGCGCGGCGATCAGGATCCTCATCCCTCTTTCTCCTCTTCTTTATCTGAATGGGGAATGAATACTTCTCTACCCTCTCTCTCTACGTGCAATCCAACAGAAATAGCTCCACCCTGTGACCTCCGCGTTCCCTTGATCGGGATCGCCTCCATCTCCTCCGCTGTCACAGTTACAACCATGCGCAGGCCATTCCTCAGCATCTCCTCCGCCGAGGCCATCGCCCGCCGCTCCCCATCCTCCACCAGCCAGAACGTCGCATCCTCCGCCAGCTTCACATAGCAACCCTCGTACTCACTCATCCTTCATCCCTCATCCTTTATCCTTTATCAGGCCCTGAACTCCGTCACCGTCACCCCAATCTCGATATAATGGCACAGTACCGAGCCAAACATCCTCGGCTCGAAGAATTCAATCTCCGCCTGGGAGGCGTCGTAATAACTGCCTCCATGCAGCGTGGCTGCATCGTCCAGCGCGTTGCACACCGCCTCCGCCAGGTTGGCCGCCGTCTTCTCGCTCTCCGCGCTGTCATCGAAGCTCATATAGCCCCGCGCCTTGAAACGATGCGCCCGGAAGGCATTCGGGCTCATCTCGGCCACTTCCTGTGACATCCCATCATAGCTAACCACCCAGCCGCGCACCTGGGTTAAACCGCTGACCGTGGTCTTGAACAGGTCCATGTACTTCGACCATTCGTCCGTATAACGCAGCCGGTCGTAGACCAGCCCGATATTCGTCACCGCGGCAACAATCGTATAAATGTCAGTCCGGATGCTTGCTACACTCATATTTCATCTCTTAACGTTTCAACGTTCCAACGTTCTAACATTCCAACGTCATGCCCTTGCCAAGCGGTTGAATACCTTATCCGGCAGCCCTTCCCAAATCTGCACGATGATCGGCTCGGCTGCGTCGAAGCCTTCCTCGAACATATGCGCGCCTTTTGTCCCATGCCGGCCAATTGCCCGGGCGATCACAAACGCCACCGAGCGCGCCTCTCTCCCGGCCGGGACCCCCAGCTTGCGCACCACCCACAACTCGATCGCCGCCGTCGGCGGTTGCTTGCCTGGCCTGCGCCCATACTCCACAGGCAAGCCATAAATCAATGGCGTGAATATCTCGCCCTGCAAGTTCGCCGGCGTCCCGCGCACCTCCGTCGCAATGCTCCCGCGCAGGTTGCCGCTCACTCCGACCGGAGTCCGGGGCACAATCGTCTGTTCCAGCACGTCTAGACTCTTCCGCATCGCCAGGCGCTGCTCTTCGGCCACCATGCCCGGCGCCTGTTCCAGCGCTTTGGCGAAGCCCATGATCTCCCGCATATCGATATGCAGCTCAAGCATTCTGGACAACTCCCCATGGCCATGGCTTCATAAGCACTCCGATACCCCAGTCATCCTGGCCGTCGTGATCGAACAGCTCTCGCAGCCAGGCCATCGGGCAATGCCCATTCGTCTTAAGATCTCGCCACCAGCGCCCCACATCGATCTGGTGAGGGCTATTTAGGTCTGGGTAGGCGATATCGTGGAACGCCATCACTCCGCCTGGGCGCACCAGCGGCCAGTATTTCTCGTAATCATTCTGCACCGTCTCGTAGTCATGCCCCCCATCCACAAAGACGAAATCGA